AGTATATTGATATAAAAGCTGTACAAAAATCAAGAGTTGCTCAAAATGTCACCACAAAGAAAAAGAAGAAAACCACTCAGCGAAAGCGTAAAAAAAGCTCTTAAGAAAAAAGCTGATGGTACAAGGTTTTATTATGGTGAACTTGCAGAGGTTTATCGAAAAGGACAAGGGGCATATTTATCTGGTGGCTCAAGAAATGTCACCATGCAAGCTTGGTCTTTTGGAAGGGTAAATAGTTACATGAGAGGTGATAAAGCAAGAACAGCAGACGCAGCTATTTACAACAAATACCAAAAAAGAAGATGAGACTGACTACCAGACAAAAAAACACACTTGCAAAGCATCAAAAGGCTCATGGTCACACAAAGGCTCATATGGAGTATATGAAACGCAAGATGAGAGAAGGCGTTTCTTTTACTGAGGCACATAATATGGCAATGAAGAGGAAGGGCAAATGAGTGACCCTAGACTTAAAAGATTTGGATTGTCTGGTTTTAATAAACCAAAAAGAACTCCATCACATCCAACAAAATCTCATGTTGTTCTTGCAAAAGAAGGGGACAAAATAAAATTAATTAGATTTGGAGCACAAGGGGCAGACACAAAACCACCAAGAAAGGGTGAAAGCATGGCGGATAAGGCAAAACGCAAAAGTTTTAAGGCTAGACACGCTAAAAATATTGCCAAAGGTAAAATGTCAGCAGCCTATTGGGCAAATGTTACAAAGTGGAGCTAACATTATGAATAATTGTAAATTTTTTATTTATGGCTGACGAACCAATTAAACCAAATCCACCTGT